TTATTTGTCCTGTCGGGTTGTAAACGGTTTTTGCCAACTGGCTTATACCTTTCAAGCCAAGCATGCTTGCATATATGCCAGACACTATAGGAACGTTTTCAAACGGCATACTGGTGGCATTTTTTTCTATGGCATTGATGTAGTCTTTCTTGACCCACTTCCCAGCTAAGCGACCATAACCTGGCCCGTTTGGCACTTGAATGTATTCTTGGAGCTTGCTGCCTTTTAACACATCAGACACAGGTTGGTTATCAACAAACATCTTTGCGTCATCAGTGAGAAATCTGTTGTACTCTGCTAACTCGCTAAAGTATTTACCTTTAGCAATCAACGCTGATTGCCTACCAAGAGTTTCTGTAACGCCTTTGAGCAAGCCTTCTGTTCGTTCAGAAGTAGTTCCACGCTTAGCAGTGTATTCACCCAAGAAATCTCTTATCTCTTTGCTTTGCAAGATTCTTCCGCGCAATGGGCCTCTAGATACACCTCTTAACGTGTCATCAGAAATTAAATCCTCTGGCGAAACCTTTGCGTTATTGAACTGGCCTTTCTGAGTGATCAAAGAAAGATTGGTTGCTGCCATTTCATCTAGCTGCTCACGAGTTAGTTGACTTGCAGAGGACGGGTCACTTCTAACAATTGCATCTTTGATCACACCAAGCGCAGCTTTGTACTTCGCAGGATCTGCTTCATAGTTATCAGATAAAAAAGCCCTGTACTGGCGGGCGTTATACAAGCCCATCTGGCCAACGATGGTTTCTTCTGCACCTTCTGGCAAATATTCTTTGCGACCCAGTATCTCGCCGCTGTATTCATCAATTGTCTCGCGCACCCTTTTTGCTGATCTAAACAAACTTAAGTCAGACTTAATCGCGCTAGACTTTGTGTTCACATTGAGCCTGTCGCTTTTGACAAACCCCATTTTTTTATCCATCTCAATTAATAGCTTTGCTGCTTCATTTTGTTTGCTTTTCGCATCAAGCTTAGCTTTTTGTAAAGCAGCAACATCTGATGGATCTATGTAGTCATCAGTCATTGGATTGATGAAGTCATCAAGAGCTTTAACTACCATCTCTTGGGTGTAGCCATTTTCCTTACCAGACTTCATCATGGTCTCTAAGGAGGTGTTTAAATCTTTAAAAGCAACTTCGTTCTGATGAGAGAGTCTTGCTAGATTAGTTGCATACAAAGACTTTATTTCTGCAGTCGTTTCGTCTGGTAAGTCGCCTCTAAATCTCACTTGAGACAAGGCTTTTCTGACAAGCGGACTAGACTTTTCCATGCGCCTAACAGTTTCGCCAAAGCCCTCACCAACGGCTGCGAGCCCATCAGCAACTTGGCTGACGCCCGGAACGTTTGCCGCGACCTTGGATGTTGTCTTGATCACTGCGCCAGCGCCAGTTAAGGCTAGAGGGACACCCATGGTTATTGCAGCTGCCTCAAGACCTGTCTTACCCTTGTTGTACAAGGCTGCGAAAGCTCTTTCTTGACCTGAAAGAAACTCAAGCTCTTGTGTTTTGGTCAACGGGTTTGGCAAATAGGTGTCGCCAAAGGTCTTCATGTCTTCTTCAGCAACAAGACCTTCGGCAGCAGCTGTCGCTGCTATTTGTGTTGCTTTGTTTGCGCCTTTGGTGGCTCTAAAGACAAGTCCAGCAGGCAAGCCAAACTGAACCAAAGCTTTTGGTATCTCAGCAGCAAGCCCAAGGTCTTCTATATCTGGAGCGAATCTTTCTTGAACAGCGTTTGCTCGATCAACAAGATCAGATCCAACCTCCTCCGCGCCAGCTGCTTGCAAACCAAACCCGACTGCACTGGTGATGTTAGTTGGTATTGATACCAGCCCGTTCAGGCCACCTCTAAAAACTTTTCCGCCAAAACTTATGTTTTCAGCTTCAAGTGTTTCACCTGGTTGGTATTCTGCAGAAGCTTTGTATTCTTGTTGTTTGCGTTCAGATCTCAAAGCAAGATTCTGTTCACGCAGCATTCGACTTGCTTCTTCGGGACTATCAGCTTGAAGGTATAAGCTTCTACCGTCCTCTCTGACCTTGTGATAAGTCGGCATTGTTAGCTTTGATCTTCAATCTTTGTTAGAAGTCTTGATACGTTGCCCAAGCCAAGTTGATCAGAGAACTGCCGCAGAGTTAATCCTGCCTCTTCTGCGCTTGGCATTGCCTTATAGAGAGTGAGGAGTGCTTCAAGTTGAGCGTTCGCGGTCATGTCATCAAACAAGCTCTTAAATACTCTACGATCAACATCAGCTTCTGTTTCACCTTCACCTGGTTGAGCGTACTGTCTGATTGCCTCAAACTGTTGAACGATTTCAGGCTTAGCGGCTTGCTCAAGACGATCAAGCTCAGCTTGTTGAATGTCATATTCTCTTCCAGCCAGCGCAACATCGCTGAAGAAATTGCGAGGCACAAAGCCTTCTGATGGTTGAGCCGCCTTGGCAAGAGCGTATTGCGTCCTAGGATCTTGAAGCTTTGCTAAAACATTACCAGCAAATCCAGACTGCTCTCCACCAATACCGTCCTCGCCAAACAAAAACTTCTTGATGCCAGTGGCTTTTTGTTTGTACTCACCCGTTTCTGGGTCTATAAAAACTTGAGCCTGGGCAGGAGGAACGCCAAGTGGTGCTGGCCCTTGTGCTGCAGCTTGTTGTGATTTTTGTTGAGCGGTTTGTTGAGTCTTTCCACCAGAGGCGGCGTCAGTTTCTTCTTCATCGTCTCCAACAAATTGGCTGGCGGCATATACTCCGCCAACAAGAGCCGCTGGGATACCAACACCTTTTGCAATTCTTTTGCCAAGACTAGGTGGTGCAGGAGGAGTTGGCGCATCGTCAAGTGCATCAGCTACGTCATCAGCTTTCTTTGCTACAGCAGGTGGAATGCCAGGCAAATCCATTTGCGCCTGTATGATTGCATCACCATCTTCAACATCTATATCGCCTTTACGAACAGCGTCAGATACTTCATCAGTAACGTCCTCACCTTTGCGTGCGCGAGTGAATAAATTTCTAACAAACTCCACACCCTTTTCAACAACCTTTCCGCCAAGAGCGTAGCCTTGCACAGACGCAATGCCGCCCATGGCCATTTGCTCAGCTTCACGCATTCTTCTCATCTTGCGCTCGCCTCTTGTCATAGGACGGCGCTCTTGAATTTTAGGTTGCTCAGCTAATGCAGCAATACCGCCCATGTCTTGAGGCATTTCATCTGCCATGGCGACATCTTCTTCCATAAAGGCAGTGGGCAGTGCGGCCATTTGAACTTGCAAGCCAGTAGATGCACGAGAAGATCCTCCACCAAGCATGTTAGGTATTGCATCTTGCGCTTTAACTACCTTCTGAACTTGCTCAGCTGCTTTTTGGCCTTTGATCCCCATGCGAGCTAATCGAGCAGCAACGTATGCAGGAGGGAATGCCATGAGCCCTATGGTTGCGTAATCAACTGGGTCTTCAGGATCAAAGAAAAAATCTGTGACATCTCGAAGGTTCATGCCAGAGCCTTCTTCAGTCTTCTCAAGTGTAAAGAAGTCATCTGATACAAGGTCGCCTTCCGCATACCCACGAATCGGCGCGACACCTGCCATGATGCCGCTGCCCTCACGCATCTGTGGTGTTTGGAACATTGGTCTGTTCATGATTTCGTTGTACATCATGCCACCTTGATTCATCGCGTTTGCTTCTGACAGCGCAATCGCTATCGCTTGCTTTGGATTTGTTACCTGTCTACCCGAACCGCCAGACTTGAGAGTCCCTTCCTTGAACTCCCCCATGACCTTGCTGATTTTTTTCTCACGCTTGCTTTTGGCCACGATAAACCTTTGAGTAATCTACACGGTAGTAACCGTCTTCGCCCATAAGAACGGCTGAAGGATCAACTTTAATTAATTCTTGAGCCATGACACCTTCAGTTGGGCCATCTATGCCAAGCTCTTTAGCTGTGTCATTCCAATCCCATGTGTACCAGCCAACACCTGGCTCAACTTCATCAATCTTCATAACGTTTTCTTTCAAGCGAATGTCAGATGGGAAAAACGATGCAACAGTGCCTGCAATATTAGCGATCTTCGAGAACGTGCTTGGCTTTTGATAAGTCTGATTTTGTTGAGTGCCAACGCTGTAACCAGATTGATAACCAGGCATGAACGGCTGAGCCTGTCCAAGCACTTGGAAGCCTCTTTGCATTCTCATGAACGGCTCATCAGCCTGTTGTGTAGCAGCTTTGTACTGAGCATCAAGTCCGCGCTGCTGTATGCCTCTGCCCGCCGCACCTAGACCACCAAGTGTTCCTATTTGACCAGTCAGCATGTCAAAGCCTTGTTGGCCTAGACCCGCAATACCTTGAGCACCTGCGCGAGCTCCTTGTTGGCCAGCTTGGAATGCACTCAATGCATCGCCAAATGCACCACGAGTTGATCGATCAAGACCACCTGCAGCGCCCTGCATGCGCGCCATTTGATCGCCAAATATGCCAGAGCCAAGTTGCTGCCCAGACTGGAAGTCTCTTGCCAAGCCAGAGGCGATATCTGCACGTTGACCAGCTAGACCACCAATACCTTGCTGTGCCTGCAATCCAAGAGCGCCACCTTGCTGTGCAAGCCTACCTGCCAACTCTTGCGTGGATATGCCTAACTGTGCAGCGCGTTGAGCAATGTCTGCCTGAGAGGTCAGGCCACTGAGCCCAAGCTGTCCACCTTCAAGCGCGCCACGTTGAGCCAATTGCTCTGCACTCAATCCAAGGTTGGCTGCTTGCTGTGCCGCACTGATGCCTGTCTGAGCGCCTGCTTGGCCTAGTGACCCAGTCAATTGTGCAGCTTGTTGCCTGCGCCCTTGTGCCTGCTCAAACGCCTGCTGTGCGGCCTGTTGAGCTTGCTGGAAGCCTTGTGAGCGCAACTCAGCGCCTGTCTTAGCTTGTTGCTGCAGGACATTACGACCAATCTCTGCTTGTGCTATGGCACCACGAGAGCCGCCAAACGCGCCAGAGCGCACCGCTTGATCACGGGCAGCAATCTTTTGCTGTTCGCCTAGTCGTGCAATCTCAGCTTGTTGTGCGTCAATGACTTGTTGTGTGAACGGGTCTTGAAATTTAGATACGGCTGATGGATCGAACTGAGCGCCAGTGCCTGCAAGACCAGCGATACCTTGAAGTGCAGTAGCTCTACCCATCTCACCGGCAGAGCGAAGGTCTTGTCCTGCCATTTGCGTCTGCATTCTTGCTCGTTGTGCTGCGTCCATGGCACCTTCTTGGGCGCCAGTTACCTGACCACCGATGCCTTGACCGGCGCGCTCCATGGCTCTCTGGCCAATACGAGACTCTCTGCCTGCGCCCCTAGCTGCATCCATCAATCCTCTTTGAGCAGTAGCAGCCTCTCTGCCCATGCCTCGCTCAGCACCACGAATATCTTCCGCAGCGCCCCTCATCATGGCTCTAGCGCCTTGATCCATAAACTGTTGACCCATGCGTGGGTCATATGCGCCTATGCTTTGTTCATACAACTGACGAGCGCGAGGGTCTGCAAAAGCGCCTGCAGAACGTGGGTCAAAACCACGAGCAGACTGCCTGAATAAGTTTTGAGCTTCTGTTAACTGTTGACCAAAGCCACCAAGGCCACCAGCGAGGTTACGAGCTTGTACTTCTAATGGCGAAAGACCAGCCACCTGTTGAACAGGTATCGGTATTGGGCGCGTTAGCATCCCATATTGAGGATTAAAGTAGAGGTCTTGAAGCTGTCTTGCTGCTAACTCTTGTGCAGGATCAGCGTATGTTTGTTGAGCACTCGGCTGAACTGTAGGTACAGCTGTTTCAACTTCTTTTGTTTTTGAATCAAAGATACCCATTAGGCCTTCCTCATCGCCTTTTCACCAGCACGCTGTAGCGCATACATCATGCGAGCACCTTCTCTACGCTGCTCTTCTTTAGATTTACCAGCGCCTTCCAGTTTACCAATGCCTCTAACAGCTTTGGCGTTTACAACAAACTCGCCATCGCTAAGCATTGCAGGTATGTCATCAGATGTTTCTGTTCCTGGACCAGAGATAGGGCCGTTCATGCGAGGGAAGTCAACATCGCCACCACCAGCGTATCCAAGCATGGAGAGATCGCCCATTTGATTCAAAGCAGCAGTGCCACCTGACGGCCTTCCTTTAGTAAAGTCTGTTACAGCGTTACCTATAGTCTTTAAATCTGCACCAAGCCCACCTGATGGCTTCTTCCCTGTCTTTATCAACTCTATTAACTCTTCACGAGTCATATCTTCTATACGCTTTCCAGAAAGACCGCCAATGCCGCCAGCAGCCGTGTTCGCGTTGTAATTCTGTATCCCTTTCAAGGCAATATCTTTAAGGCTACCTAAACCTTTTGCAGCTGCCCCGCCAAGGGCGCCAGCCCCTTGAGCAAGAGCGCTTCCTGCAGCTGCAGCGCCTTGACCTATTGCGCCCATCAAGCCGCCTAGAAACATTCCTTGTGGCTCAAGCGATGCAATGCCGCCTTCAGCCATGCCAATGGAGCTTGGACCAATTCCAGCCATGCCGCCGAAAGGATTGAATCCACCCTCTCCGCCAATGATGTTTCCTATGTTTTGACGCAGGTCTGCTTGGAATTCTTCTATAGATTCAAAAGGTTCTTGGCCCTGAGCTATGCGCGCTTTATTTATATTTTCTAAGATTTGATCTTGAGTTGCGTCAGTAAGATCTAGATCTTCTTCTTCATCTCCAACAGGCGTGCCGTCTGGATATTGACGAATGACTTCAGGTTGCGTACCAGGAGGCACAAAGCCAGCAGGCACTTGTGGGGCTTGAAGTGGCCCGCCAATATTAGGCGCCATTCTTTCGTAGTTGACGTATTGAGCGCCGGGTGTGCGTTGTTGTTGCATGCTCGCAGCAAATGGATTGGCCATGCTAGGAGGAAGAAAGCTTGTAGTTCTTGCAAAGGCAGGGTTTATTTGTGCAAGAGGGCTCGGAGCAAACCTTTGTATTGAGCCAGGCTGATTAAGAACTTCTTTAGTTCTTTGCTTCGATAGCTCTCTTAATTGTTGTGTGGCTTCTGACATGTTAACACTTCCACCTACGTCTAGCTTGCCGTAGCCTTGAGTTAGGATCTTTCGCTGCTTTAGGAAACTTCTTCATTTGCCCAGCAGATCGAGCGCAGAAAGACTTCCTGCGCTTCGCACGTTTACCTGTGGGCTTGTCCTCCGTTACCGCCGTCTGGAGTTTACTACCAGGATTGGCCTTACGATACGCTTTTACACCCGCTTCTGTCATCCCCGCGCCTTCTTTTGTAGGGCGAAAATTCTTCTTATTACGCTTTGGCATATTGTCGCGCTTGCGTTTACGCACTGCGCCACCGTTTGAAAACTCTTCAGCGTAACGTCTAAACATCAGGAGTACCTTGTCCTCTTGCGTCGATCAGACATGACAGCGCCACAGCCACGGTGGTTACGCCGCACTTCACCGCCGTTGGCTTTCTTTACCACTCTACGTCCTCTTGCAGAAGCAGGCGAAGTAAATGTCTTCACATTGGTAGGCTTACCGCCCACGCCTTGAGGCTTGGCTCGCTTTCGCTTTACTGCACTACGGCGCTCACCCTCAGTCATGGCTTTCGCTTTTGACCTAGGCACGCACTTTGGGTACTTACGCTTTGATCCTTTGGTCTTGGCACGCCCGCAGGCTTGGAACTTACCGTCTTTTTTCGGTGCTCCAATATCTACCCAGTCGCCCTTCGGGCCTTTGCCAAACCAATCTTGTAGGCTCATGTCACGCCTGCCATCCTAGCTCTCTTGGCAACAAAGCCACCGGCATTTTTGCGCACCACTCGCCTACCTCTTGCAGATGCAGGAGATGTTCGGACTCTCTTGGCAGCTGCAGATGTACCGCTACTCTTGGGCTTTGGCCCCTTGAAGTCTTTACGTTTCTTGCCAGACGGATCTTTGATCTTGCCTGCACAAATCTTGCTGGCATATGCATTTGCGTAAGCCGATGGATAAACATCAAACTTACGCTTGGCTGCCGCTTTACCCCTTGGACATAGTTTTGTCATGAACCTACACTTACTACTATATTACCGTTAGTTATCACTTGAACCGAGCCCACAAGTGCTGTCGCTTCAAGCGGATCAGTGGTGTACGGTAACTCCTGAGATAAACTTATCCAGTTGTTACCATCGTACACCTGCAACACATTGATCGATGTGTTCCAAATAATATCGCCTCTGTTGAACTTTAGCTCATCTCGCTGCGTTCTGGTAAACAAAGGCGTTGCGTCTGGGTCAAAAGAATCAAGGCTCAACTCCAGTAAGCGCACTGTTCGATTGAACGTGGCTCCATCAACCATCTGGCCATTTTGAATGAATGGTAGTCTTCCTTGTAAAAGCTTACTCATCGCCTGCCGTTTGGTTGAATATCAAGCCTAGTGCCACCAATTCTAAATCCAACACCAGTTCTTACACCAACATCTCCATCGTCGTCTGACTCAAACCGAACAACCGCTTGCCTGCCTCTAGCTCTAGTATCTATCTTTGTCGTGCTTGTAGTAAAAGAAGAAGTCTGATCAGTCGTAAGAGAGTCGCCTGGAAAGTTTCTAGCTTTCAAAACAAAGTTAATCGTCTGTGTTGACCCACTATCGCCCGTGAATTTAACGTCTGGTATACACCGCCGAATGAATTGAAACTCTTCTCCATCACCCAAGTCAAAGTCCGCGCTTTCAATGAAGACGTTATCCATAGGTGACCCATCATCATCAAAGCCAGTCTCGTGCGAGTAAACATAGTTGCTAGTACCATCGCCTCCTGCTGCACGAGGAAAGCTTTCAAGACCTTCATCAAGCCATGCTGTCCTAGATAGGTTGCCTATGGCCCATGTTTGCTCGACATAGTTGTAGGTCACATAGCGGTCAATGGTGTCCGAGGAAGAAGAGCAATAAAACCAACCAACCTCATCAAACTGTTTGTTTAGGAATGCAAATATTTGAAAAGATTGGCCTTCATTGAGGTCATCAAAGACATAAGACCTGACACTACACGGCACAGACTGCACAGCGCCTTGGTATGAATAAAACCCTTTCTTATCCATCCAAAACACACCAGCAGGCGTGTTAATCGGAGCATTTGGGCCAATAAGACTGACGCCCTCGTTGATTAGATTCAGACCAAAGGTGAGAGGCGCGCCGATAAACTGCAAGCTATAGAGCGCAACATCAGTCCATACAAGTGTCTCTTGCCGTGCTCGCAAGCCACCAACAATCTGTGATCCTGCTGAACAGCGCAGAGAACCTGCTGTATTAGTTGCCGTAGGAAACCATTCTGCGGGGTTCTCTTGGTCAGAAAATGCAATCAAGAGCGGATCAGACGTTCCTGTTCTTGCAGTTGCAGAATCATTTATTGGGTCTGCACCAAGAGCGATAACGTGTCGATCTATGTCAGAAACTAATACCTGTAAAGCGATAGTCGGCGTGAAATTAGCGCCAGCTAGATCTGCGATATCTACGGCTCTATCCGTCCCTAATGTTTTTGCACTGGTATCCCAGTAATAGATACGACCTGCCCGCACATTCGCAATCAAGTCTTCGCCAAAACTGTCCATAGACCAAAGTCGAAGCTGATTTAAAGAGCTAAGTGCGCTTGAGGAACCCCATGTGCCTGCACCCCAAGTACCGGCACCCCAACCCGTGCCATCAACAAACACATCAAGACCTACATTGATCTGATATGCGCCCACTGTTGAGCTACCACCATTACCACTGTCACTACTGTTAGCCGTGACAGTCGCGCCAGATGTGTCTTTTGCTGTGATCACATACACGCTAGTGCTGGTAATGGAATCAATTTCATACTCTTGGTTCAAGACATCAGCAACAATATTTCCACCAAGTGATACCGCCCCAGAAAAAGTTACAAAGTCTCCTTTAGCTGCGCCATGAGCAGTGTCAGTCACGTTGATTGAACTTGACCCATCAGTTGCGCCAAACGTCACGTCACCTGCAGCTGTAGTGGAGCGTATCGGAGTGATGTCATTGTAGTTTGCGCCCGACTGTATGTAGAGCTTGGTGCGTGTGCCAAGACCTAAAAGCTTTGTACCTTCCAAAGAGGTCCACCCAAACAGCTTTCTTCCTGTGCCATTGAATGAAGCGGTAATAAACTTAATCCAGCCACCTATCTTTTCAGGCAGGCCTTTGCGAAATCGAACAAGATTACCGTCAAACCATCCGCCTTCAGCGGTGTAGTCGGTGCCCTCTTTGTTGATGCCAGGGTTAAATATGTATTTCTGCAAAGGCATTAGATGTACTCACCACTGCGGATCATCTCCGTTACACGAATTGCACGATCACCCACCTGAGTTGCCCATTTGCTATCCATAAACTCATCAGCAGCTATGTCAAACTGTTCACGCGACATAGCCTCAAGAGCCTTTACAAAACCTCGTAGTCTGG